GCGCCCATCAATATTCACTTCCTGCTCAAGCGATCCATGCACCGACAGGGACATGCCGAAATCAAGCACGATGCAGTCATCTTTGAAGACGCCTGGATAGCGCTCAGGATCGACAATACGCAGGCCTCGCCCGATCATCTGCATCATCGTTGCTTGGTAGCTGCTCTTGCGCAGGAGGATGACGCAGCTTGTCGGCTGGTGATCCCATCCCTCGGTCAGGACAGCTACATTCACCACGACCTGATAAACACCTCGGTCATAGTCCTTGAGCGCTGCAGCCCGCTGGGTGGTGGTCATGTCTCCGTGGATCAGGATTGCTGACACGCCAGAAGCGATGAACGCCTCTGTGACATGGCGCCCATGCTCCACGGTCGAGCAGAATATGACCGTCTGGCGGTTCCCCGCCAGTTCGCGCCAATGCTCGATCACCGCCTCGTTGACGACATCCTTATCCATGATTTCTTCGACAGCATCGGCGCTAAACTCGCCTGCTATCTTCTTCACCGCAGCCAGTTCAGCCGTGATGCCAACCTCAATCACGAAGGTGCGGGGGCGCACCAGCAGGCGTGCCTCAATCAGTTCCTTGAGCGTGATCTGATCGGCAACATTGTCCACTACGCCCTTGAGGCTCTTGCCATCCCCGCGATTAGGGGTGGCTGTCACCAGCAGCAGCTTTAGGTTGGGGTTTGCCTCCTGCGCTGCGTTGATGACATTGCGGTAGCTTTGCGCAGCGGCATGGTGCCCCTCATCAATGGCTAGCCAATCCAGCCTGGGCATGCGCGAAAGGCTGCTTTCCCGCGCCAGCGTCTGCACCATGGCAAAAGTCGTGTCGCTCCAGCGCTTCTCATCCGCTGAAACAACGCTAGTTTTTGCGGAAGGATTGATGGATCTGAACGTCTTACGGTTCTGATCTACCAACTCATCCCGATGCTGGAGAACGAGGCCGGTAGCGCCTTTTTGGGAATAGTGGCCGCCGATGGCGGACAACATCACAGTTTTCCCTGCCCCAGTGGGCGCTACTCCAAGGGTGTTGCCGCGCTCATCAAGCGCGGCAATGCAATTATCCGTGAAGGTTACTTGCCTGGCCCTCAATTTCATCATCGGCCTCCAAAATATTCACATTCATGTCGCGCATGAATTTCTTGGCCCAGCCTTTGACAGCCGTAGCCCCATTGAACGCAAGGTCGATGATGGTGAGAAGCCCAGCGGTAGCTTCCGCACCGCCAAGCTTCACCTGTTCTACCGCTTGCTGAAAGTCTTCATATTCCATGTAAGGACTTTCTTGGCGGGCCTAGCCGCCGTTTGCCTGCTGCAACCAGCCTGCTGGCGCATCAGAAGGGGATGTCGCAGTCGCCGCAAACCCCGTCTGGGCCTGCTGCTGCGCCACAGTCGCACTTGCCCCCGACTGCTGGGGCTGACCAAAACCCGACTGTCCACCGCCTTGAGAAGCAGCGTTGGCAATGGAGCCTCCATTCGATTGTTGATTGCCGCCAAAACCACCAGATGAGGTGGCAGAGGCGCCGCCAAATCCATTTGCGGGAGCAGTCTGGGGGGCCGATGCTGGCGCCTTATTGTAGATACCCTTAACCAAGAGTTCATAGTCCTTGAAACCGCTCTGGCTTTGCGGGTTCGGTGTAAGCCATTCTGCCACCTTGTTTTTGTCGTCGTAGCCGCCAGTCCCCTTCTCGATCTTGATCTTGATGGGAACGCGCAGGCCGCTCAGTTGCTCGAACTCAGTCAGCTTATAGCCAGCCGGGTTGTTCGGCCCCGCCCCCTTGGCAGACTCCAGAATGCGGGTGATCGCAATCATGCCCATCTGGCGGTATGCCTCAGTGTTGCCCGCGTTGAAGGGGTTGCCGATCATTTCCCACACCTTGCGGCGGGCGAAGGGCTGACCATCATCCAGCGTCAATTCAACGTCGATATATTCCCCGCCAGTCTGAGAGGCCTTGATGGCGCGCACGGTCATAATGGCCCAGGCCAATTGACCATTGGGGATGATATCGCCCCCATTGCCCGACGACTGCCCAGCGCCCTGAGAGAAATCCATCATGCGAGTGTTCCTTCATTGTGAGGCGCTTGCGGCGCCGTGAAAGTGGGGGTGTTGTCGAGACGCGGCGCCGACTGGATCTTGCGGATGAGCGCACCCAGATCCGGTGCCTCAATTGCAGCCAGCCGACCGGAGCGATCCTTGGCGGGAACGCCGTAGCCATTGTTCATGTGGCAGATGAAACCGCGTTCTGCGCCCTTGGCCATGTCGAACACAGGCTTGCCGCTCGAAAGGTCGAAAAGCCCCCCGGTGATCACGCAGTCAAAAATACCAGGGAGTTCCCGGCCAGCCTTCGATCCTTCGATTTGCGGTTCAAAGGTGGGTCGCCCGAAATCATCCTTGCCCGCCTCCAGAATGGCGACGATGATGATGTTCTTCCCGCTGATATGCTGAGCATGGGTAAGCCATTTCACAACCTCTTGGCCCAGAAGGCCATAGGCTCCAAGCGTGTCAGGCTTCCCGGTCTTTTCCGAGAAGGCGCGCGGCTGCGTCTGTGCCCAAGAGAATGCCATGCGGCTGGCCACGGTCACGCTGTCGATAAACACGTTATCGTATTTGTCGAACATGGAGGCCACGCCCAGCGCTCCCTCATACTGCGCAAGCGAGGCTGCGCTATAGGGGTCGGTAGCTGGGGCAGCGGGGTCAGCGCCACCGAGCATGCAGATCAGCGCACGGGCAAACTCCCAAGGATGGACGCCCATCTTGGCGCTTTCCTCACGCACATTGATCGAGTCCCCCCGCCAAGGGCTTTCCCCCTTTTCGGGATCGCCCCCCAGCGCAGTCATGCCCGCCTCCAGATCGACGAACAGGGTTTTTCCCTCATCAAGTGTCCGCGCCTGAAAGGTTTTGCCCCAACCGATGGGGGCGAACAGCGCGATATTGACCTTCTGGCGCTTGGCCAGCCGCTCTTCGGCTGAAACGATATGCAGGGCCATTATGCCTGTGCCCCCGCCTGAGCCAGCCAACTGTTGGGCTGCGCGGGTTCAGCAGAGTCATCCGTCCCAAGGCCATCCAGGACCACTTCCCCAATCGTGCTGGGAGCGCGCGCTCCAGCAGGGATAAGGGCGATGGATTCCTCCGCATGAAGGGCAGCACCCTCCCCCACCACGACAACCGACACCCCAGCGCTGGCATGCTCGACAACAGCCCCGGCCTTGGCCAGACGGAACAGGTCAGCCGTGCTGGCAACCGAGGCCACCACAAGAGGCGTGACATAGCAACGGATGGCTGCCGCCTTGTTGCTGGCATCAATCAGGCGCTCGGTGTCGCCCTGCTTCACGAGATAGATCGGCATTATTCACCCTCCCCAAAGATCAGCGTCCAGTCGTCAGCCAGAATGTCGGACTGCGAAGCCAGCCACGGAACCACATCGCCCTGCGCCGTTTTCATATCGACATGCGGGAGATAGTTGAGCGTGGTGCCCACCAGATCAGGCGCGGCCATGCCCAGCGGGCGATCAGCCGTCACGTTGATAGTGCCACCGGGGACGAGAAACAGGAACATGCCCTTGCTATTCCAGCCCTTGCGCGCGACCTTGTGGCCCAGCTTGAGCATTTCGACCGCATGGCCGAAGCTGAGGGCATCGGTGTGCTGATAGTTGACCATGAACACATCCGCAGGCGACCAGGAGATATAGCCACGGTGCAGAGGGTGGTTCGTCTTGCCGCCGTCCATATATTCGACAAGGAACCCAGCATCGGTTCCATCTTCGTCGGCAGGCAATACCCACCCGCGATAGTTGTTATAGGAGGCGCGAGACATCGGTTCGGCCTGAATGAGTTTGGTACCCATAAACAGCTTCATGGATTATTCCTTGATCAGGGTGATTTTGGGTTCGCCGTGCTTGGTCGTACGCGCGGCGTCGATCAGCTTGAGCAGGTCAGGATCAACGGCCTTGATGCCTGCATAGATCTTCTCGGGAACCGAAAAGACGATCTTGAACACGGCCACAGCGCGATTCCACGGCATGGTCTGGGCAATGGCCAGCAGCTTCGCGCTGTCCCATTCGACCTTCTTGTCTACCACGCCCTTGGCCGTGATACCGTCCTGCAAAGACAGGTTGGCCGTTCCATGTTCCTTGCCATCATCGGCCAACGCCTTCTTGATGCTTTCGCCCAGGCGCTTGGCAACTTCGGCATTCAGATCGTCAAGGCGGCCCTTGACCGTAGTAGCTTCGGCAATGGTATTGCCGATGCGCGTATAAAGTTGTGAGTATGTGAGGCCATCAAGACCTACACTTTCAGCAATCGGCATGGGTAGTCTGTCCTTACGACTAGATGAAATTCTTGAGGTCGATCTGGCGCCCGCGCTTTTGGCCGCTCAGAACCAACCGGATAAGCCAATCTCCGGGAATGGAGTTCCTGGTTGCCCACTTCTTCACGCCGCCAGCGCTGATAGGAAAGCCATCCGAGGAAAGCATTCTAGAAACAGCGTGGTGCTTTTGGTTGGCGCTCTCGCTAGGCGAAATATCGCATACCGCCGTGATGAGGGCTGGAACGTCCATAGCTGTGTTGGTTTCCTGTTGGTTGGTGGCCAACATCGGGACAATGCGTCCCAACGTCAAGCGCAATTTTCAGCCACAAGTCGATTTGTTGGCCATTGACCATCACGGGGACAACATGTATCTACACCAGTCGGCGTTCCATCAACATGGGTAGGTAGGTCATAGCAATGGTCAGGAAATCACGTCACACGTCTGAACCTTCCCTCGAACCAGTGACAACGCAACTCACGCCCAAAGCGCTCACCAAGCAGGAGTTCGGTCGCAGGCTTAATTCCATGCTCCTGGACCGCGGTATGACGCAGAGCGATCTATCCCGTGCTGCCAAGGTCGGTCGGGACAGCATCAGCACATACATCAATGGGCGGACGTTCCCGACACCCCTCAATCTGCAAGCTATGGCAGATGCGCTGGGGGTCGATAAGATGGACCTCTTGCCCAACCAGATGATGAACGCTCTCGACGATGAGCATGCCGCCGTTGATCTCAAGCAAGCCGCTGGCCATCCTGGCAAGGCATGGCTGCGCGTGAACCGGGCTATGAGCTTCACCACAGCAGTGGAAATCATCAAGCTAATCGATGCGGAGGATGCCCAAAGCAAATGAGCGACCTCCTTACGGTGGGCGAGGCCGCCGCTTTGTTGAGGGTGTCGGTTAAGACGATCAGCAGGCTTCGCAAAAGTGGCGAACTACCAACTATTAAGGCCCGGCGCCCCCTCATCCGGCGCGCCGATGTTGATGCCTATGTGACTGGAAAATTGACATGGCAAGAAAGACCAAAGGCCTCTACCTCGATACAAGCCCAGCAGGTGTCTACGAAATCCGGTGGAGCGAGAACGGACGATCAAAACGCCGTTCGACAGGCTCATC